TTATATGCGAGTGTAGTATTGGGGATGATAGGGGCGCCCTTGATAGGCTGGGGAATATATCCGGTAAGTGGGCGTAGATTAAATATTGGATTTGTATGTTTTGCGGCAAGTGGTTTGCTGCTAATTATGGATATGGGGATTAGGAAATGAGCGCATTAGAAGACTACCTAAACGACCTTGAGGCATCGCTACCAGATAGCCAGCTAAACGCCCAGGGTGTTATTAACTTGGTCCGTGAGGCTATCGAAACACATAGCACGGTGGATCAGCAAAGCCTGATGCTGAAGGACGCAGAGATAGCCAGGCTGAAAGACGATCTGGCAGCGGCGCAGAATAACCACGACACCCCACCAGAGGGCTATGTGCTGGTGCCGAGAGACGATTATATTAAGGTCATGGATTTTGCGATTGATAGAGCTACTGAAGATCAGGCGAAAAGCCTTGTTGAGAATTTACAGAAGGCGTTCCCTGAAGAGTATGCGAAATTTACAAAAGTAGAACTCCCTACAGTACTGCTACCCAGCAACACAGATAAGCTAAAAGGTGGTGAGTAGTAATATGGAATTGTTTAGTTACTGGCAGTTTTGGGCGTTTTTATCTGCTGTATTAGCCTTGGCTTTATTTATGCAGCGTGAATTTCATAAAGAGAGGGTTAAGGGTATTGATGAAGAGATTGAGCGTCTTAGAAATGCGGTAGACGACTTGAACGGGTTTGCCAAAGGGCTTGATAAGCAGGAGGATTAGTTTAAAATTAGTTGTGTAGTAGGCGTGTGGAAGCGTCTTTAGAAAATTGTTTGATAGAACTGGTTAAGGCTATTTAGAGTAACTTCAGTCCGGGTGATTAAGACGCCAGTTCTGAAACAGCCCCTTCCAAGTTCTGGGGTTACTCTAAGCAGCCTTTTTTTATGTCCGAACCTTTCTAAGATCTCTCCACACTCCCGCGGTTTTACGGTCAAAGTTTACCGCGGACAACAAAACTTTATAAGCAAAACATAATCAGTGATCCGGGTTTGATACCGACCGCCCCTGACAGCCGTAGAAGGGGATAAACACACCTTATACCGGACACAGCAGAGAGTATGACCCAGCTACTAGGACTGTATTGGGTTTGTGATAAAAGATTACTGATTATGATCAAGGCCATATTAAAGCGCAGATGTCCGGTAAGGGTATCTATGACTGTAGTGTGGCCAGTTAACCAATAAGGAGATAGGGATGAGTAAAGAAGCGAAGTTTACCGGGGGAGAATGGTACGCGGACAGCTACGAAGTTAAGTCTACGGTTTGCTGTATTAGCTTGGCCAAGGTTACGGTTTTCAATGAAGGCAAAGCCAACGCCCACCTAATAGCCGCAGCGCCTGAGATGTATGATGAGCTGAAAGCTATCCGTGATATTTTCGAAGCTCACGATGCTGAAGTATTTAAGGACTCGATAGAGTGTCTTGACAACGTTCTAGCCAAGGCTCGGGGTGAGTTATGAGTAATGAGAGAATTGTCTGCTGGTTTTCGTGCGGGGCTGCATCTGCTGTAGCTACAAAGCTTGCCATTGCTCATAACAACAAGAATGAAAAGCTGCCGCTGGTAATTGCATACACAGAAGTATGTGAAGAGCATCCCGACAATTCCAGGTTCCTATCTGAGTGCGAGAAGTGGTTTGGACAAGAGATTCAGATAATCGGAAATCATAAATACGAGGCGTCTATTTACGAAGTGTTCCGCAAGGCGCGATTTCTAAAAGGCCCATCTGGTGCTGCTTGCACAAGGCTTCTGAAGAAAGGTATGCGCAAGCAGTTTGAACAGCCAGGTGATCGGCAGGTTTTCGGCTATACCGTCGAAGAGCAGCGTCGTGTTGATCAGTTTATCGATGCCAACAACGATGTTGATATCTGGGCTCCCTTGATTGACAAAGGCCTGGCTAAGCAGGACTGCCTGGCTCTCTTGGCAAAAGAGGGCATCGAGCTACCTGCCATGTATAAGCTCGGGTATAAGAACAACAACTGTATCGGATGCGTTAAGGGTGAGGCAGGATACTGGAACAAGATACGTGTCGATTTCCCAGAAGCCTACGAAAGAATGGCTATGATGGAAGAGCATCTCGGTCGAACGGTGTGCAAGATTGGAATGCCCCAGGCACTAAAGCGCTATCCTGATAAAGTCCGACACCTGATAGCAACTGACGAGCCCTTAGAAAAGCAGTATTGGCGTCCAACATTGCGAGAGCTGCCTAAAGACGCAGGCAGCTATGAGGCCGAGTCGGACATCAGTTGTGGCATCTTCTGCGAATTGGCTCAAAGCGACCTTGTATCCTAAGTTCGGAATCTATTGTGGAATTAACTATAATCCTGACCTTTGCACTTAGGCCAGGATTTAGCTGTGGGATACGTACCGAACTTTCTCAACATGGAGTACCTAACCATCAATAACGTAGACAGTGACGATGAATGGGATATCTTTGTTGCTGCATGCATACAGTTTTCTAAATTTTCCTTAGACGAGAGAGATTCGCTAGCTGATCAAAAAGTGTTAATATTGGATAATCACTAATTAGTAACCAGGAATAAGCAATGAAGGCACAAAAAGGCACGCGGACCAACAACGCAAGACCGGCAAAGAAAAACACTAAACTGTCATCTGGCGGACAGGTTCGGTCAAAGAAAAAAACAAAGGCGCGTCGTGCTTAATCCTAACGACCTTATGCCGGCGGTCTTGATCCTTGTTATGCTATTGAATCGGCATAGAAGGGGTAAGGCTGTTTGTTTAATATTAATGATGTTCGGTATCCATGCCGAGCTTTCTGCATGGCTGTACCTTGACGAGTACTTTTATTACTTTTTCGCTATAATTGCCGACATATTATTGATTGTATTGCTTGGCTTCATGTTCAGGGATTTTCAGCCCCTGTATATAAAGCATGTCGGCTGGCTGTTAGTTGCAATGTGTGTGCTTAATATCATTGGCGGAGGTTTATATTATGCCGGTGATAAAGGGTATTTTTACGCAGGCGCTATGTTCCTATTGAATTGCGCACTGATTATAAGGTTGCTGATTATGACAAGGCGCGACAATGACGGAGCTTCTGGCGTTACTGGTAGCCTTCAGCCTTACAGTGAAGGCGTTTTTCATCGTGAAGGCGTGGGGCCATGACCGAAGACTTAAAGACATGGCTGCATCAATCTGCAGTGGATGCGATATTAAGCCCCGCGGGTGTGAAGATTGTTGGGTTTCTAAGCGCTATGGGAAACGCCGCGCTATGGATTAAAGACAATGCAAACATTATAGCTGCGGTATCTGGCATACTAATACCCTGGCTGCTTTATCGGGCCAGCGTAAAAAAGACAAAGCTTGAAATGGCAATACTTGAGCAGACCCGAGAATTAAACAAAATAAAGCTGAAAGAAGCTAAGCAGTCAGGAGAGGTAAATGGCGGCCAAGAATAGAGCGGATATACAGACAGAGATTGATTCTCTCCTGGCTAATAACGCAACCGGGGATATCAGCCCGCAGGATGTGCGCACGATCCATGAGACTGCAAAGGACTCCAATCTAAACCTGGTTGAAACAACTAACCAGAACGTGGCAAGCAAGATTAACAATGCCACTATAAATGCTGACCAATGCCGCATGGGCTTGCTTGATTATAACGACCTAGCAACGGCAACAACTCCGATTGTCATTCCTAATACCGGCGCATTTGTCGATATGACAAACGATGGACTAGGGGCGTTTACTAATAAAACCTATGCTGCCTCCGGGGTTACAGACTTATGGGACACCGGAACAAATCTATTTGATTGGTCGGAATTGTCGCTAGGAGATCAGGTTAACATCCGGCTAGATATTGAGGTAACAACAACGTCGCCCAATCAGCTTGTCACTGTCCAGCTTCAGTTGGCGGTTGGCGGCTCGCCATATACCCTGCCGTATTCTGAGAATGTATTTAAAAACGCGGGTGTTCATGAGATAAACCGTTTCTCAATGGTTTATATGGGTGACGCGAATACCTTAAATAATGGTGGGAAGTTTCAGGTAAGCTCGGACGGCAATGCAACCTGTATTGTTAGAGGCTGGGCGTTGCAGCACTTCTTGCGCAACTAGAGAGCGGGGAAGTATGCATAATCAAAGGTTAAAAGAATATAACGGATGCGCGGAGAGCTTTGTTTTATATAAGGAACTTCGCGAAGACGGGAGCGTGGCTGTTATAAATACCGCGCTCATTGATGGCAAGCTCTATCAGTGGTCGGACGTATTGGCCGACGATTTAAGCATGGCTCAATTCAATAAATGCAGCATTGCTGCCTTTGATCGCGCTAAAGCTGGGTTGGCGAAGGCGACAGCCAGGCAAGGCGGGGAAAGTAATGACTAAGGGGGTCATATGGCTGAGAGCATCACAAAAGGTCAATTGCTAGTTTTTACTGGCGGTGATTATTCTGACTATGAAATAAAAGGCGCTTATGTCGCCGCAAAAATTTTTAACGTAGAAAAGGAGCACCGGAGATTCTTAGAGAGCGAAGATCAAAGCGAACGGAGTTTTGAGGAATTTCTGGTTTTCATAGAGGCGATTAAGGCTGTCCAATGCAAGGAAGTAAATACCGACATATACGACAACAAGCATTCTAAGGCCGCGCCAGTAGTGCTTGATATTAAGGAGTCTTAGTATGCCGGGCGGAAGACCTACAAAATACGAGCCAGAAATGTGCGATGTAGTATTAGAGCTAATGAAAGATGGTGCTTCTAAATACGAGGTAGCCGCAGAGCTTGATATCCATATTGATACTCTTTGTGAGTGGCAAAAGCCTGAAGTTAATCCAGAGTTTTCCGAAGCCATAAAGCGCGGAGAGGCTTTGTCAAGGGCTTGGTGGGAAAGAAAAGGCAGGAAGAATCTCGAGAACAAGGACTTTAGTTACACCGGCTGGTATATGAACATGAAGAACCGGCATGGGTGGTCTGATAAGCAGGAGACGATTGACCATAGTGATAAGCCTGACGATATAGACAGCAACTGGAAGGTAGAGTTTGTAAATGCCACACCTGAAAGTAAATCGTAAGCTAGAGAAGTTCTTAACGACTCGCAAACAGATCAAAGTCGCTATCGGTGGTCGATCTTCAGGCAAGTCTATTGGCTTTGGTGACATGCTCACTATGAAGATGGCCACAGAGGCCGCTGATATATATTGCTTGCGAGAGTTTCAGGACTCTATTGCTGACTCTGTGCACCGGGTGTTTATAGGCTCGATACAGGAGCGACTTAAGCTAGAGGGTTGGTCAGTCACTAATGACCGGGTACAGGCTCCTAACGGGGCTGTAACCAAGTATAAAGGGGCCGCACGCAACCCGGACTCTATCCAGTCTGCTCAGGGCTACAAGTACAGCTGGTTCGAAGAAGCCCACACGATGAGTCAGGCAAGTATTGATAAGCTGCTGCCTACTATCCTGCGTAACCCTGGGGCTGAGTGCTGGTTTGGTGCTAACCCCCAGTCATCAGCGGACCCGTTTTCCCAGCGTTTTATTGTTCCGTATCAGAAATACTTAGACCGAGACGGAATCTATGAGGATGATCTTCATCTGATCATAGTTATTAACTGGCGAGACAACCCCTGGCATAGCGAAGAATCTGAAAAGCTTCGTGTATGGGACAAAGAGAACTTGCCGCGGGCTAAGTATGACTGGATCTGGGAAGGCAAGTACAACGACGAGGTTGACGGGTCAATCATCAAGGCTGAATGGTTTGATGCCTGCATTGATGCTCACCTTAAGCCAAACCTGAAGGCGCTATTTAAGCCAAGGGGGGCAGTAGTAGCTGCGCATGA